CTTATCATAATATCGTCAAACACCTCAGGATAATAAGCAGCTACTGATATAGGCTGCTTTATCTCCTTCATCATAGACTTAAACGCATAGTGGTCACCTATGCCATTATCTAACATAACAATTTTACGTTTATGTTTCTCTACTGGAAGACGGGCCCTCCACTTCTCACTAAGCTTCTTCCTGTTTTCATTGAGATGATTCTCATATCCCTCTACACCGTAAACCGCATACATTGTTGTCTCAGGAACATGTTGAATGTTGAAGTCAACAGCTTTAATCTTATATCCATACAGCTTAGCACGCACACAGTAATCAACATCCTCCATACCGCCCTTACCAAAACTTTCATCTAACATGCCTATTACATTGAACGTCTTTCGATTTAACATAACGCAGAAGAATATAAGAAAATCAAAGCCTTCTTCTACATGTTGCTTGCGTCCTGTCACTGCCATCAATGGGTCTTCAATGAACGGCCTCTTCATAGCGTCGAGCCATGCATCCTTCTCTTGAGGAAATAATATTGTATCATCGTTCATGATAACAATATAATTACCTTGTGCTATATCTAATCCTTTGTTTACGGCCTTGGAAAAACCTAAAGGTTCATTATGCCAATAAGACTCATGAAAACTATACTTTCTTAATACTGCCTTTGTCTCCACTGGACTACCGTTACATATAACAATAACCTCTACATTGTCCAAACATGTGTACTGCTCTATACTTGCTAAACATTCGTCTAATCCTTTATGATTTGTATATGTAGGAATAACAATTGATATCTTTGTATCATAATCAATCCAGCCTAACAGTTCTTCTGGATTCATCAAACGCAACCACTCCTTCTTGTGTGAAACCAAATTATCCCATGTAAGGTTGACCTCATCTACAAACATCTGCCTGGAATTAGGACGCTTTCGTATAACGCCACAACCCCAATCAAAGTCTCCTACAGCAGAATCCAAATCAGGATTAGCTCTCACCTTTACAAATGACTTCCACACATCGCCATTCCATTCAAGATTAATCTTATAAGGTCTTTGATTTTCTTCTTTCCTAGGGTTACAATCATGAAGTATTATTGTACCATTGTCATTCAATACCTTCAAAGAGTTTTGAATATCTAAGTCTACCTGTTCGGAAACATGAAGTCCGTCTATAAATACTAAATCAAACTTCTCTTCGTTCACAGCAAAGAAGTTGTTACTTGTAGTTCTGTATGTTCCGCCCTTCGTAGGGTCAATACCAATCTTGTGTTCTATTATCACCCTATCGAAGGTATAATTATCATCATAACCTATTTCCAGATAAGACAAGTATCCAAAACGATTAATAATACTTTGAATGAGTTCTAGTTTATCCATAGTTATGCTAATAACAACCACCGTATTCTATACCCTCTTGGGTATAGAATACAGTATTATATATTCTTAATATACAGCAGATTCAAACCAAATTTAGCAATTTGCGTAAAAATAATATGAATCTGCTCTTACGTGGCTTGCGCTTTTTATTACGTTCCAAATGACATGGTTTGCATAGAGTAACTATCCAACCTTTATTTGATTGCGATACGTCTACCGTTGAACCGCAAAACTCGCAGATATTGTATGAAAGATTTTCTGCAAGCATAATAGCACCATCTACACAACTATTTCCTCCGTCATAGTAAAAACAAAGACCGCCATATTTTTCTTTTACTTGTGTAGCTTCAATCTGCGGCCATGTATTTGGATTATTATCTATCATACTCTGTATATAGTCGCAAAGTTTATCTAACAACCAATACCAACCATTGCCGCACTCTATACCCCAACACATGCATGTTTGTTGCATAGACAAATCCTTCTGTCTAAAAATCTTAGGGTACTTTTCAAATAACTTCTTCTGTAGTTCTATATCCATCTTACACCTCAATAAAAAGTATTATAGCAGGCGGTTAACCTACACACCGCCAGGTTTATTCTGGAAAGGAGTCTTTCATGCCAAGTCCGGCCGTTTTAGCCCACTAAGCCGCTAGGGCAATCAATGGAAAACAAAAATAATAACTGACGAACGGGTGGGATTCGATACCCACATGACTTTCTCACTTAGCTCACTTTATAAGTCAACCAGCTAAGATGGTTCGCGTCTTTTTCGCACGACAGTCGATCTATAGTTCAACTGTCAGCCTTCCGCCACCGTCCGGCATTATATATAGCTTGTCTATTAACTTTTATAAGAACATTCGGCGGTTAACCTGCACACCGCAAGGTTTATTCTGGAAAAGAGTCTTTCATATTACCAATGTCTCCTGCCTGAACCGCCATGATGACTATTGTTATCATAATAACGACGATGGCCATTATGCCTAGAACCGCCCCAGAAACCCCAAGAAAAGCCCGCATAATAATCAATATGCGTTGGATATCTATATACCGGTTCTGGATATAAACACCGCGGATTTACCAATACAGGATCAGATGCATATACACAAACAGGCATTGGATATGCATATTCCTGTTGATTGCTGATGTTGATACTAAAATCTATAGTACCAGGAATATAACCACCATCATCGTGTCTAGCATACGCAGCAGATGAAATCAATGCAATAAACACCACAACCAATTTTAATACTATACGCTTCATAATCATCCCTTTCTAAAATAAATTGTTTATAATACCAGGCGGTTAACCTATACACCGCCAGGTTTTTACAGGGAGACTAGAGTCTCATCAATATGTTTTAGTACTGAGTAAATCATAAGCTCTCTGTCTAAGTACCGAACCGCTGCCGTAGATGACGCTGTCAAAGTGTACATCCTCTTCTTTACGACCATCACGTACATTGCTTGCTTTAAGATGGTCTATATATTCAGTCACTCCGTTGTAAGCAGCCCACTTGGTGTTTCTGATACTTGCAATACCAATTCCATTACAAGCTCTGCCAACTATACTATCACGTACGTTTTGAGTTCTGGTTGTAGCTTTATAGTTACCATTCTCATCTTTAGTACCAGGAAGCAAATCTTCGACAAACTCCTGAATACCAGCATCTGTTATCTTCGTATCCAAAAGCTTATTGAAACACAGTTCTATCTGCTCATAGTAATATGCAGCAAGTCCTAGCGTTTCTCTCGCTGTATTTATCTTTGATGCATACTGCTTCGAATGTTTAATATAAACCTCCTCTGCACCCTTCTTACCACGCTCCGATGTCAAAGCCATGCTCATGGTGTTTGAACATACTACTCTGATAGGAGTAAACTTCACCCTAATTGCCAAAGAACCGTCATGCGAACTAGACAATAGCAGATACTTATCTACTTTGTCTGGTCCTATTGTCATACTGTTCGGAAGTTTAACGGTAATAAAAATACGCTTGCCATCAAACAAAGATCCAGCAGTATGATATACGGCCTGACCTTCTCCGATGATTGCATCCATAAAATCGAAACATTCCCTGTTCTGAATTATGTGATAGCCATTTCCTACCACTCCAAGAATCCTTCCGTCTTCACGAACTACGGCTTTCTTTTCTGATATCTCGCCGCCTATAACAGGAATACCATCAACGGTGTTTGAACCTGACAGATAGATAGGCTGCAAAGCCGCATCTAAATCAAGACCTGCTACTTTTATAGCAGCCGCAGCAGTAATCTCCCTCTCAACCCGCGTTCCAAGCCTATGCCAAGGAACTTCTCCAGCGTAAAACATCGAAGCTTGACCGTCTTTCATTTCTAATTCATGTGACATGTTCTAGTCTCCTTTACCTAAAAGTATAATATTCTAATCTACTATATATTATATACTATACTTTTATAAAAGTAAACAGAAAAATGCTCATTTTGTAAGATTTTTTTACGCGTTCACCAGCAGCAGTTTCTTCACCTTTTTCTTAAATTTAGGCATACATATACCAAACTGCTCGGCTGTTATGGTAATACCCTTAGGAGGAGCGAGCAACATACCTAAAAATTCCGCCTCAGGTCTTGTTAGCTTATCTACTAAATCTGATATACAATCCACATACGAAACCGATGAACCTATCTGCACAAATATATTCGCCGACTCGCCTTCTATTTCATTTGCTATCCTATGCGTCTTATACGAATAGTGAACTATTGCACCAAATCTGTTCTGCAATCCGCGTCTAAGATATGCTATGAAGGTATCAACGTTCGTACATCTACCCACAGACTTGGTAAGTATTATATGCCCTTCTTGTATTAAGTCCTCCAATGTCCAGTGCGTTGGTTTATATAATTTATTGTAGCAAACTCTAGCATGATCAGTTATTATTTTCAAATGGTCTTCTGTGACACAAATCATATTAAACTCCCTTTCAATATAAACGGTTTCGTACCTGTTCCATTCTAGTTCTGCCTACTGGATTGTCAGTGACAAAACGTATGTTCTTAGGTAAATGCTCAGAATTAACTTCTAACCAACACATGACATCATAACCGGTCTTGGAAATCTGCCCTGTATTATAATCAATGCCTAGATCATGATCTATATAAACAGTATCCCAGGTTTGATTTTTCAGTAGTTCAATTGCAGCCGTGTAATTTCGTGCAATTGCGTCTACAAATAAATTGCGAATATCATCAATCAACAAATCCATTATCTAGTCTCCTGTTACTATATAATGTCTATTATGCTTAGTAGTATAACACGCATCCGTGCAAAAGTACAACAAAAAATGGACATTTTATAAATAATTTGTAGAGCTTATTATATCATATGTACCGGATTTCCCTAATGAATCAGGGTCTTCTGTCTTCGGCAGCCTTATAACTTTAATCCTATCTATGAACGGCTTAAACCACAAAGCCTGCTTATACGCTTTCATATACGCATCACCATCCCAACAAAATATCAACTCATTTAATTTCTTCTGCAATATCAAGCGTCTCTGATTAATACAGATATGAGTTCCAAAGCTGCATACAGCCTCGTCTTCTAATCGTAATGCGTCAAATACACCTTCTGTTAATATCATGCGCTTATCTATATCATCATACTTATACAGATAATTATTGATAGCTACTTTACTAGTTTTATAACGTAAACTCGCATGATCTACAGCAGCTCTGGCTTGAAATGCCACCAATTCATTGTTGATATAAATCGGAATTATTATTCTCTGCGCGTATTCTCCAAACTGACAATACCCTAAATTATACTTAGTGCAAGTTTCCAAAGATATTCTACGATTATCTAAGAATGTAATAACAAACAACGGAACATGTTCGGTTATTGGTTTAAATTCTTTTGGAAGTATTACCGGTTTTATTTCTTCTACTTTAGGAGGCTCTTCTACTTTAACGACAGGTTGTACCGCAATAATAGAATGCAGCAACTTATCATATTCAGCAAATGATATCCCAAGAATTTCGCTTAGTAATTTATAAAATGAACCAGCCTCAGAACATCTCCAACAACTATAATTACCTCCATCTATAAATATTCCACAATGCTGACCAGTATCTCCGCAAAATGGACAATCAACTCCTATGCACTTCGCAGATATATTTCCACCATGCATCGCATATGGAATAGTATAATGATCTAGAATTTTTACTATCTTACTTTTTGTTAGCATTGTACTTGTCTATGTATGCAAGAACAGAAGTTGATAGTTGCGTTCGTTCTGTTCTGCTTTTAATTACAGACGAATCAACCGACTTCTCTAAAATTATATCTATAAATAACATTTCATTTGTTTGATTCTTTCTTTTTATTCTTCCTTCACATTGTGTCCTCACCAACGGAGACGCTATAGGAGAAAAGAATATCATGGTGCTAGCCACAGTAAGATCAATACTTTCCTTTGCACATGCTGGATGAGCTAATAATACCTTAACCTTAGGATCTTGTACAAATGATTTTACATTTTTATCTAAGAATTGCCTGGTATCACCTCTAACAGACACGTACCGTATCTTCTTCTTATCCAAAGCCTGCTCTATTATATGACCTTCGGCTATAAACTTATGAAATATAACCACCTTCGATTTGATAGTTTCAAGCGCATCTAACAGCGCTTCAAGTTTTGGATTACTCTTCAACACATAAGCTATCTTTTCTTTCTTATCATTAGTAAGATATACAAATCCACTAGATAATTCCAATAATCGCTGACCCTTAACTGATGGTACAGAATTATCGTAAGTAACACCATCCAATACTATATCATCTTTCTTTATTATATCGTCCTGCCATTGCAAAAATTCCTGTGTTGGCATTACCGGAATCTCCAACGATTGGTCTGGCGGTAAATCAAAACATTCTGTACGTTTGAATGTTATAGTATTATTTATGATTCTGTCTAATATCTGATTCTTAGCAAACTTCTTCGGTTTCCATTCAAATCCTGCCTTATAAAAATAATGGCTTCTATAGCGCATGAAATTTGTACCTAGAGTTGCTCCATTATCTATGAACAGATATATACCCCACAATTCCAGCAATGAGTTGTCGATAGGAGTGCCAGTTAATGCTATTGTGTATTTCGCTCTCTCAGATAGCCGTCTACATATACGAGACTGTAAACTTCTGGATTCATGTAACTTATGAACCTCATCGCATATTATACAATCAAATTGATCTATGAATTTATCGTGGTCTATTAACCAACCACCTTTACCTTTGTCAGCGTAAACAGTCTTCAATCCATCATAATTAATAATATAAATCTGCCGTTTCTTGCAGAGCCTCTTAAGCCTCCTGCGTCTAGAACCTGTTAGTATTGTATAGCTAAAATCTGTAGCCTTCTTAATGTCACGCTTCCACGCAGCTATCGCACTTATGGGACATATCACTAGTATTTTCTTTGCGCCGTATAATTTCGCCGTTATCAATGCAGAAATGGTTTTTCCAGTACCAACACCATGAAAATATGCAACCCTATTTCTATTGCAATCTAACGCGAATACAACAGAAATCAATTGATGCCGCAATAAACTAACTTTAAAATCAAGCAACTCTGGCGGTAATAATGAAGAAATCTCAGCATCAGATAGCGATTTATAATCAAACATTAGCTACTAATTCTAGTCCTCATTCACGAATTCATCATTCGTTTCATACGCCTGCAATGGCCAACTATCTATACAAAACTGCCCTACTTCTATATTATTGCTTATACAGCAACCACAATCCATACGACCTGTTCTGTTAACTATAACCCAAATTCGCATCTGATTGTTTTGTGCTTCTTCATCAGTCTCAACCAATCCTATAGCTAGATCAACATTGGCTGCCTTTCTAAAATCTTCAGCGAAATCTGCCGATGATAGCTTACCTTTTCTGTATGAATATCTAGTAAGCTGACTCACCGTAGCCACTAAAATATTACGCTCATCCGCAATTCTCTTATGATGCAAATATAGGGCATTTAAATTATCTCTAGTAGCAGCCTTATCACTAGGCATTTTCATGATATCTATGTAGTCATTTATCAATACATCGCAAGTAAAATTCTCATATATTTCTAAATAATTCAAAAATCTATCTATCTCCGAAATCGAACAATTACCTGGAGGATATTTCTTAATAACAAGTTGCCCTATCTTTCCACGTAATTTGTTATGAAGTTCTTGTACTACAGGTAAATTCAATGTTGTATCCCTAGTTAAAGCTTTCCTAGATGATTCCTCTCCGCGCTTATTATAATTGCAATATGTCACATCCGACTTACACTTCTTATTTGTAAGACTTCCAAATGCCATGTCATATCGCTGCTCTAACTCTTCCTTAGAAACCTCATGCGAAATGTGAACCACATTTAAACCAGTAAGAAGAGCATTCTTTCCTAAATGTACAAGTGACCATGTCTTTTTTCCTTTAGGACCACCTAAGAAGCAAATAAATCTACCGCGCTTATAACCTTCTATTTGTTTATCTAACTCATCAATTCCTGTACTCATCAAAACATCATGACTACTGTTAGGAAGTAGGTATGAAGGAATCTTCGATTGTAAATACCATAATCCTTTTTCCTGATCATGGATTCCTGCTTTCAATGCTTCAAGCATCAAAGTTCTAGCCTGCTCCAAATCTTTTTCACCAATCAAATCGATAAACTTAAGCGCCGCAGTTTCAAATTCCTTTGTCTTTATGTAATCGGAAACTTTGGAAATAACATATTCGTTATTAACATTTGAAATAGAATCCAACTTCTCTAGGTACTCGATGAAAAATTCCCCGTCTTTCCTACCTTGAAGTTTACGTTCTATTTCCTCATAGAAATGATCCTTAGGTGCTACACCAAATTGATCATAAAATGAGTAGCACAAAGAGATTATAACTTCTGTTACGGTTGAATCAAAGTATTCACGCTTAATTCCATAACGAGCTATCTTGATAAAGCTATCATCGAAAATACAAAGCTTTACAATACAATCTTGAAGATGTTGTGACATCGTGGCATCATTGTTCATTGCTGGATATAGTCTCCGTTCTCCCTGATAAGCTAGGCTTAATTCTAACGGTCGATATGCTGTTACTTATAGGTACAGCACCTTGCAACACACCCGCGACCGAAGGCAAAACCTTTTTTAAATACTGTACAAATACAAAATTAAAGATGGAATTGCTACATAATGTGCCAGGATATATAATATTTCCATTAGTATCTGCCTCATTAGAAATGCATTGCTTATAGTATTTCACCATATTCTGTAATTTTATACCTGTCTTTTGTGCCAATTGATTAATCTTATTTGCTGCAGCGATAAAATTATTGAACTTTTCATCTTTTCTCGTTATGGCATTTGGAAATGACCATGTTTTACAATACCAATCTGCCAAATGATCAGATAATTTTTCGTTTGTTTCAGCAATAAGTATAGCTGGTTTCTCAACCTTTACAAGTTTCATATACAACTGATCATACTGAATTCGAAATTTTTTGGCAGATAAAATGTTATTTTGCCAAAATGAATCTTCTTGACAAAGCTTCATTACTTTTTCGATTTCAGCTGGATCTCGTTTATCCAATCTTATCATTCTTTCGATTATTATTGCCCATACTTCTAAATTAGGTTTTTTAAAATTAGGATTTCTTTCTAAAATTAGAGAATACAAATATTCAGCCAAACTCGCAGATCTACTAGTTTCGCAACAGCTTCCACTATCTTCTCTTAAAGATCTAGATAGATTAAGAAATACTATCTGACTAATAAGCACGCCCGCCCGTATACGCTGCATAGGTGGTACGTACGTATAATACGCACACGCATTCGTCGCGCGAACTTTTTCTAGGCTAGAAGCTGCGAATGGCTGATTTATTATCTTTATAAAATTAAATGACACAAGGTCTCGGATTCCCTTTTCAATCTCGTCAATGGAAAGATAAGAAAACTTGCTTGGAAAATTACTATCGTCTATAAGAATTCCATCTTCTACGATATTTATGGATTTTTTGATGCTATGTTTGACTTGCTCTTGAATAACATGCAAAATAATCGCAGGAATACTTCCAATCTGCTTCGCTATTTTTGTATCAAAATGGTGTTTCATGCTAATAAGATACAAACTTTATAGGAAAATATTTTGATAATTGTGCGAAAAATTCTTTGGTGCGCTGTATATTAAATATAAACATTTGACTTTTACGGAGAAAAACAAATGGGCTACCGTCATTTTATGAGCATAGAAGCTTATGAACAAATGGCATATGAGAATGAATCCAAAAAAACAGGCCTAAGCATTGAACAACTAAAAGAACGAGATAGAAAAGCAGATAAAAAATTTGAAAGAAAAGCCGCACGAGAAGAAGCAAAAGAAAATAAAAAAAATATAAAACCGAATAATTCTAACCCAATGGACGAAAGGAACACAATGTTAACAGAAGCCGGAAACACCACCTCTCAGAATGCAAAGCAAGAAGTAGTATCAACAGCAACAGAAAAGAAAGTTAAATCAGCACGATCCAAATTTAATCACAGCGTAAATTCAGTTGGTGGATTCATAGATACCTGCGTAGAAGCTGGTACGCTCAGCATTGCAGAAATCATGAGCAAATACACCGCAATCATAGGTAAGAAGTTAAGCGCCACTCGCATAAAGCTTCATATGAAGCATTGCAAAGAAAGTCATGCATCAACAGTAGAGCTGAGGGCCTAAACCATTAAAAAACAAATAGATGCAGTACGAGATTTTCATGCTAAATTAGGATTTCCAATAAATCTTGATTTGGCAGCAGAAAAAACAGAAGAGACAACCAAATTCATATCATTGAGCGCAGTAATATTAGCTAGCATCGCAGAATCATTTGAATTATTGGCAGAAGGAAACGATACTAGATTAATACGCGCGCATTTGATGATAGAAGAATTGTCAGAAGTACTATTAGCTTTGGCAAGAGGAAAAGATCTTCCTCTGTTAGACGGCCTCACTGATTTACTTTATGTAACAGTCGGTACCGCGGTAGCATACGATTTACCATTGACTGAAAGTTTTGATGAGGTGCAGCGTTCAAACATGACCAAAACACGCAGGATTGGAGATGTTAGATGCAGAGATAAAGGCGTCTCATATTCGCCGCCTGATCTTAAAACCATTCTAACAAACTATAAAAATTCTATGTAATAGGTGATAGTATGAGAATAGGATTCTTCGGAGACGGATATTTGAATCTAGAAGAGAGGGGCAGAGACGGTTCTGTGGTTGATCGTCGAGGTTTCATGTCTGAACTTAACAAACTTGGACATGAGACCTTTTATTTAGTACGCGGTCGTACATCTACAGAATTCAATTGCATAGATGTATTCGATGAAATAAAGAATGTTGACATGTCCTTCGAACGGTATAAACCAGAATGGGATTTAGTACTTAAATTTCCTAAGCTTGATATACTTATCGTAGAATCTCGCAATAGAATATTCGGTGCGTATGGTGGTGTATTTCTGCAGTATAAAATACTTAAGCACTACATGAATACTGATACCAGAATATGCATGTGGGATTTTGATATGAACAACTATCCCATAACATGCGATAAGTCTATTTATACCGGTAAACCATATGGCGTAAATGATCCGCATTTCTTAGAAACATTGCATGCAAAGCGACATGAATTCATATACCTATTTCCGTACGAAGTGACCAGCGAATTAAAGACTAAGTTCAATTATAGTAAAAACCTCCACACATTCCTATGGGCTATAAATGAAGATTTCTATAGCAAACTAGAATTACCAAACGTGAAGGATTTTGATCTTGTATATGGTGGTTCTGATTATAACAGACGAAAGAAATTTGAAGCGTTCTATGGAACACCCGCCAATAATGGATTTAAAGTTGGAATGACTGGTGTATGGAATAAAAAGAAAGGCAGCAAAGAATTTGTATCACAATTTAAACTTGAATACTTTGGCTATCTTTCAATCATAGACACATTCAAGAATATAAACAGAGGATTGGCAACTATACAGATATTGATGGATCACTACGTGAAGATTGGTTATGTTACACAAAGACAAATAGAAGGTCCATTTTCTAATGTGATAACATTCATAGACAAAGACATTAAGAACAGCGACAAGTATTTCATGAAAGAATTCTGCATAAGCAGCGATGAAGTTGATAATACGCTTAGAGAATTGCAAAGCATGACAATAGACGAATATATGGGCATAGCAAAAATGCAACAGAAATGGCTGCTGGACAATGGATTTGCTTGGAAAAATAGAGTAAAAGAATTTTTGACGATTATAGGAGCATGAATATGTGTTCAAATTATGCAGCAGACTTTGAAACTGCCACGCTTAAGTCTAATGTAGAACTACTAAGAAAGAATCATGGTAAGGATTTTGATACTCTATCTAATCGTGTTAGCAAAGTATTAGAACGACTTATGACATTAGAGCGGCATTTAGGGGGTAGAATATAAAGAAGATCCTAGATACATCGAAATACCAGATACTGAAAAATAGTTAACCAAACCTAAATATGTTCAGAGTGGATATTAACTTCGCGGATGTTGGTTACCATTCATATGAGAATCCGCATTGGGTTTTAATTGGTATGATTTGCATCAAATGTAAAAGATATGGCACATTTGTACGACCTAATATCATCGGCGATATTCTGCATATAGGTGCTATGATAATCGGTCAAAATCCTGGGTATTATCCAAATGCTAAAAATCTTACTTATGTTACCATGGATGGTGAGGGCCATAGTTATACATGCGATCTAATTCAAGCATGCATAAAGGATTTTACTAATATCTATCTTACCAACGTGGTGAAGTGCGTAAATAGAGAAAAAATAAATAATGACAACATTATGGATTGTTCCGAGTTGTATCTAACAGTTGAGATGACATTCATTAAACCGAAAGTTATTATATGCTTAGGAAGAGTGGCATATGATACAGTTCTCGCAATTGTAGATGTATTTGATTTGCATAACGAAGTGATACTTTTCGATCATCCTGGTTATTTACAACGAAATAATATTAGTGAACATGACCCTAAATATCTAGATTATGTTACGAATTTTCGTGAAGTACTAGAACATTATGAACAGAATGCTAAATAGAATAAAAGAATTTTTAATAATAGGAACATAAAATGAAATACCGTGAAAATACCTACGATATTAATATAATTAAGGAAGTTACGCGTGTATATAAAAATTTAGACATGACCAATAATTGCGTTCTTGATATTGGCGCAAATATTGGAGCTTTTACTTTATTTGCAATAGAAAAAGGCGCCTCAAGAGTTATTGGATTTGAACCAGAGCCGGATAATTTTGCATTATGTTATGAAAATTGTAAAATATTTACTAATACACAGATTATAAACAAAGCTATAGTTTGCAATGATGATTTAACGCGCCAATTTTTCTTAAATAAAGGAATAAATAAAGGTGCACATTCATTATATGTCCACAGAGGTAGAGATATAATAACAATAAATTGTATAAAATTTGAAACAGTATTAAATCAATATCAACCAAAAATTATTAAGATGGATATAGAAGGTGGAGAATATGAATTATTACCTCAATACATATTACCAAATTATGTCATGCAACTTGCAGTTGAATATCATTTTGGAAAAAAACACTGGAAAGAATTAGCAAAAAGTATACATATGTCATTAATAAATCAGCATTTTATTGCTGATATAGTTCCAAAGTTTGATGGAAAACATTGGACAACATTGGGATTATATAAACGCAATTAAACAAGGATAATAGCATGAATAGAATGATAAATAGAAATACACCTACTGTTATTGAAATAGATACTGTAGATGGTTATTGTACGCGCAATTGCACAGTTTGTCCTATATCACAAATACGCACAAAAAATTATATGACTATTGATTTGTTTAAAGAAATTTTACTAGACTTGAATAAATGGAAAGAAATCAAAGCAAAACGCATAAAATTTGATTTGACACCTTTTGGAGAATTTTTTTTACATCCACATTGGCATGAATTATTAGAATTAACATCTAAATATATGATAGATTTTAAGACATATTTACATACTAATGCTGATAAATTATGTATAAAAGATATAGATTATGTGATGACACATATAAATACTTTGATTATTGATGTATATGAACCAAAAAATGATATAACAACAGACATTTTTACATTATCACAGCAGCTTAAAAATACCAACATTAATATTTGGCAAGTATTAGATAATGCTCAATGTATAAATATACAAACTTCTAAAATACTTAAAGGAAATGTATATTCTAATCTTATTACACATAACAAAAAGAATATCGTTTTTTTAAATAATCAAAAAATTTATAATAATAAAAATAGTATTCATCAACTTAAAAATTGGAGTATTTTTGATAAAAATTTATTTGGAAAATTTACTGATATTTCGTGTTCTTCTCCAATGCGACAATTAGTATTAAATTCATATGGTAATATGATATTATGTTGTGTTGATATTCTTCAGCAATATATTTTTGGAAATATTAATTTAAAAAATAACGCAACAAATGAATCATATTATAAAAATGAATATCTTAACAATAGATATTTAAACGAAATTAGAGCTTTGTTGCGTGTAGGATTAAATGGAAAGAAAAGATCATTATTACCATTATGTAGAAATTGTACAGATAAAACCGGTGCTAAACGAATAGGCATAGAAAAAATAGATACAAACAATTCTGACTATGCTGCCATAGGTAGATATTTTGAAAATATAAGACCTGCTCTTAGCCCAGTATTGACACTAGATATGGATACTATTCATAAGAAACAGGAAAAAATAAGGAGCTATAAGGAGACTCAGGATGCTAAGTAAAGATACGTTTAAGTCGGTGATGGAACGAATAGAAATGCAGTATGATAAAGAGCAAAAATTCTGCGAGAGTTTAGATAGAATAGTAGATGGACATTTTATTTGTACTCTAACAAATGATTTGCATGCTGCATGCATACAAATATTAACAGAAGCTATGGATGATGAGCTGCATGAATGGATAGACTATTATATCCATGAAACCGACTTCGGCAAGGACAATTTGGAATGCACCCTAAACGGAAAGAAAATAACATTACGAACTGTGGATGATCTATATAAATTACTCACCAAAAAGAGGAAATAATTATGACTAATATGGAAATAAAATACACATCTGAATATCTAAGAACATTAACATTTCAACAACTTGCAGAATTGGAAAAAGAAACTCGCGCTGTTATACTCGAAATGAATACGCAGGCAGCACAAGAAGGTCATGGTAGAATTCGCAACACTAAAGCGCCGCATGTATATAATACATGTCGTAAGCTAATCGCAAGAATTCAAACCGCAGTAAACGAAAAACGTTTAAACTAGCGGAGATAGAATGGCACAAAAAAACAAAACTAACTCGACTGAATGGAATAGAATAAAAAAAGAACTTCAAACTCAATTTACTAAGATGGGATTAAAGTCCTATTTTGTAGACAGGAAATTTATAGGTAGCATAAAGAGAAAGAAAAACAAATGACAAGTTTCAATCAGGTACCTAAAAGACGTGCAACATTCATGAAAGTAGCCCATGTCATAGCAGATCTTAGTAGTTGTATATCTCGTTGTGTTGGGGCTGTCTTGGTGCGCGACGGTATGATAATAAGTACTGGCTATAATGGTACACCAAAAGGTGTTAGAAACTGCAGCGAGGGAGGCTGTTCGAGATGTAGCGATGCTACAATAGCGAGTGGAGAACAGCTAGACAAATGTTTGTGCTTACATGCAGAAACAAACGCTGTTATTCAAGCCGCATACAATGGAATATCAACACAAGGTGCTGTATTATATTGCACAGTAAAGCCATGTCTAGGATGCGTCAAGATATTAATAAACGCCGGTGTTCGCAAGGTATTTTACGAGCAAGAATATAATGTTGAATATCCTAAACATCTAATAGAAAATATTATAATCTGCAAACTAGAGGACGTATAATGTCACACTTCATAGTTAGAAATGCTGATCATGCTTTGTATGTATTGGCATGCATGTTAAATGGCGCATCAGAACAGGCTCCTAGAGGATTTAAAGTAAAAGAGCAGTTAAATTGTAGCGTTGATATAACCTGTCCAGCTAGATGTATTATTACAAATCCAGCCAGAAAATTGAAAATGAAATATACTGCAGCAGAATTGCTGTGGTATTTAAGCGGTGATTTGACAGCGGAATCAATAGGACAGTTCGCTAAGATGTGGTTGAATATAGCAGACGATTCAGGGCTAATAAATTCAAATTATGGATATATCATATTCTTTCAAAAATTAGAAAACTGCTGTGGAAGCCAATTCAATTGGGTTATAGAATCGCTGATAAAAGATAAATCATCGAGACAAGCTCTCATTAATTTCAACCAACCTAAGCACAAATATGCAGAAAATAAAGATTTTCCTTGTACTATAGCAGTTCAATTTTTTATACGAGATGATGTACTGCACATGACAGTATACATGAGAAGCCAGGATCTTATCCGAGGATTTTGTTACGATGTTATCTTCTTTAGTTTTCTGCAACAGTTAATGTTGGCAAAATTGCAAGAAACATATCCTAATTTAATACTAGGATCTTATGTAAATTACATGTCAAATATTCATGTGTATGAACCTCATTACGCCATGTTGGATGAGATTATTCGTTCATACAACGCAACGGTAATATCAGATAGATTGCAATATGTAAATATACAGATCTTAGACGACATAAAAAATAAAACACAACTAAGCGATTTTTCTAAGTATTATACAATTATCAGAGATGCAGCCAAATAATGCCGCTTCCGTTTGGACAAAACAAACTTGGTATAGTTTTCATAAAAGAGATGCCGTCTGCTGCTGAGCAGCAAAATGGTAAATTCTTTTCAGATAGAGTAGGTGTAGAATACATTCAGCGTTTAACGCGTCATATTAGTGGTTTTAATTTTGAACGCGATTGCTATGTCACATCTATATTATTAGAAAGACCAGCTAACGGGAAATTCAAACTAAATAAAGAAACAAAAACGCGTGTAGCATTTCTAGAACAGGAACTTCTAAAATTAAAACCGAGTATAATATTTGGATGCGGTTCATACGCCATAAAACTTGCTTTGCCTGGTTGCCCTCCTAAGGTGTCAGATTTCAAAATGCATGGTCGTGCAATACCATCGCTACATTACGGTTGTATGACTGGATGTCTGTTGGGAGACGCCGAATCCTATAATTATATTTCTGTATGTTTGCAAGATATGGATAAAGTATTGTATGCATATATGAATCCTGATGAACGAATAACCTCATTTGATTTTGATAACGGAAACCATCTAATAAGCACAGAAGTAGAATTTGATAATCTATGCGAAAAGTTGCAAAAGGAAAATAAACCGATATGCTTTGACTTTGAAACTTCAGGTTTAAATCCATATAGCAAAGATGCTAAAATATATTCTGTAGCAATAACAAACACAAGAAAAGAAGGCTGGATGCTGCCTTTAGATTATAAAAATTTCTGGACACCGCCGTCGTTGGCATATGTAACAGAAAAACTTAAAGGTTTGCTAATAGGAAATCTGCCTAAAATTATACAGAACGCGGAATTTGAAAGCATATGGTCTAGACAAATATTAGGCGTAACGGTAAATAACATATTATACGATACGATGGTAGGTTATCATGTTATAGATGAACGCAATGAGATATGCAAACTGGACTTTCAAGAATTCGAATTGTTTGGAAAAAGCCACAAAACAAAATTTGATGTTAAGCATATATTAGATTCTGATATTACTAGCTTATGTAAATATAATGTGCTAGATGCGCGCGTAACATATCTTATTTATGAATTAAGAAATGAATTCATCGAAAAAAACAAATGGCCAAAAAAACCTACCGCGTTTTTCATGGATGCCTTACAAATGCTGATAAGAATGAAATTATCAGGCATCAAAATAGATAAAAAAGAATTAGATAAGCAGCTAGATAATTCCAATAAAATGATAGAAACGCTTACTGCAGAATTGTATGATAGTGATGTTGCTAAACAATTTAAAATTGAAAATACTAGGGATTTATCATTAGGATCTACAAAGGATCTTAGACAACTATTTTATAAACAGCTAAAAATAACTCCCACAAAATTAACATCAAGTGAGATAGCATCAGTAGATGCAGAAACGTTGGAATCGTTTGGAATAAACGAATCTATTACTGGTGAAGCAAAACCATTTATTGAAAAATTATTGCTGCTGCGGCAATATACAAAACTTACTAACACTTATCTATTACCATACAGTAAATCGCTGGAATTTGATGGCAAGATACATCCAACATGCGCATTGCATACTACTCGTACATATAGATCCAGTTACTTTAATCCTAATCTTCAGAATATTCCATCAGTAAAAGCAGCAGGATTAGGAAAGGATGTGCGAAAAGTATTTGTTCCATCATTAGATTGGTTTTTAGATTTTGACTGTTCAGCAGCGGAAGTTCGTGTGCTTGCTATGTATAGCAAAGATGAACGACTTACCAAAGAAGCCGTAAACAATATGGATATTCATAGGTATTGGGCATCTCGCGTATATCAAAAACGAGAACAGGAAGTAACCAGTAGCGAACGTAGCAATGTAAAAAGTAATTTTGTATTTGCTTTGATTTATGGTGGATCATCAACGACATCGGCGAAAACACTTAAGCTTGATTTGAAGCATATACAAGAAGTAGAAAAGGAATTGTGGGCTGCATATCCTGGAGTTTTACGCTGGATGCAAAGCTGGACAGGATATTGGGATGAAAAACGGAAAAAGCGAGTGTACGGAAAATACAATAAGCTTTTATATGTAGAACATATGGCAGGATTTAGACGGCATGGACCACTTAAGAGTAGGCACATAATCAACACGCCGATCCAGGGTTCATCATTTCATCTACTACTTAATGGTATTATGTCTTCTGATGCTGAGATGATTGCTAATAATATGAAATCGTATCCTGTTTTGCAGGTTCATGACGAAGGACTTTTCGATTGTGTGGAAAACGAAATGGAACAGGTTATAGATATCGTTACAAGAAATTTAAGATTTAGTAAACGATTCGAAAATTTCATGGGTAAAATACCTATGGAAATAGAGTGGTCATACGGAAAAAATTACGGTGAGCTTACTAAAATTTAATATTTATAAGAACATATAAAACACCCATTGGAGTATATTATATTATATGATCGAATACATTTTAAAAATACTGATTCTGTTTATCATCGTTCTGCTATTACTTCCTATTTGTACTAAACTTGTCGTAAGTAGTTTTTACGATGTACGCCAATATTATTGCAAAAAATTTAATTTAGATTTGAAAAAATCGAAACTCAAGGAGAAACAGTAATGGACGATAGACTAGCCGCAATAAGACAAGAAAAATTGGATTCATCTCGTAAATTTTATGGGCATTCTTTTATTAATGTTGATATGCTATCAGATTTGAAAATATCTGAATATAAACCAGTAGAAGGCGATAATTTCATTGCCATAGTACCTCCTAAAAATACCAAGACATACATAGGCAAAAAGCTATTTACACATGGCAATATTGGAGTTAACAATAGCGCGTATCTGTGTAATAATGTGATGTTCGGCGAACGCTGTCCAATATGTGATGAATTCCAAAAGCTTGCAAAAGAAGAGACAGCATGGGACGATATGAAAAATTTCAAGTGGGGCGTCAGATATATGTTCTTAGTGATAGACATGCATGACGATACCACAGTCGCAAAAGGATTGCAGTTGTACGTGGCACCGAAAACTGTTAATGATGAATTGCTTACACTTTCCGAAGATCGTCGTACTGGAGCCTATATTGATATTGCAGATCCAATAACAGGAAAGACTGTAATGTTCAAACGCACAGGAATGAAGAAAGAAAATACAAAATATTCAGGCTTTAGCTTGGAAGATAGAGAATTAATTCCTGCCGCGATATTAGAAGCTGTTCCAGATTGGGATATACTTCTCAATAAGGCTGATTATGATGAAGTTTATAAAGATTTCTATGGATCAAAAGCTCCTGCAGCTGAAATAGAAAAACCTCAAGCAGAAAGACCTAAAACAGAACAACCAGAAAAAGAACAGCCAGAAAAAGAAGCTAGTGCTACTCCAGTACGCAAACCGCGCCAGCCTAGAGGAGAAGCGACCATAGTAGCTCCACGGCAGTCAGAACCAGCAGGACCTGCGCCAGCGCAAGCAGGAGAAATGGCAGCTCCTGGTAGATTTTCGTCATTACGAGATAGATTGAGTGCTGCGAAATTACAAACGAAGGAGTAATCATGGCTCAAGTAAATGAAGAAGAAATCTTAGATTTTGTAAAACGGATAAGAACCAGCATTTCTATTGATAAGTATGATCTGTCAAAAGAATGCCAAAAACAGCCTGATCTTTATTGCGATGTTGGTGATATGTTTGTAAGAGTAAAAACAGCAGCCAAAATAGCGAAAGAAGAACTTGAATTGGAACGTGCTAGATTGGATGCAGATATTAGAATGAGTCCAGAAAAATATGGACTTGCTAAACTTACAGAAGGATGCATATCATCTACAATAATATCGCAGACATCTTTTACAAAAGCAAAGCAGCTATGCATCGCAGCAGAAGAATTATCAGATATGCTTCAAATATTGTTGGCTTCTATTGAGCAACGAAAATCAATGCTCAGAGATCTTGTAAGTCTGTACATTTATGATTACTATTCAAATGATAATATGGGTAGTGAAAAGGGCAAACTGCGCGAAACCGCCGAGGAAAAGATAGCAAAATTAAGAGAAGAACGAGCACTAGGAAACAAAGCAGACCAGGCATAACTATGTGGCATGATGGAATTTGTAAAATCTGTAGATCATTGATCGAAGAAGATATTAATAAGGATAAGTTTATTGTTACAGATTATCGTAATAGATGCTCGAATGCAAAATGTGTACACCATACGTGGCATTATGTTAATAGCACTGAAGAGTTAGATTATTATAAGCACAATAGGTAACTAACAAAGAGATAAACATGGCAAGAAAAATAACAGAAGAAATCAAAGGCGCAATAAACGAAAATGGTGTTAAAGATCTTAGTCCAGTAGATGAATGGATATCTACAGGCTGCACGTTAATGGATTTAGCAATTACAGGAAAACTGCCGGGCGGCTTTCCAGTAGGAAGAATCAGTCATATATTTGGCGCTGAATCAACATGCAAGACAGTTATAGGCACTACAATATTGGGTGCAGCGCAACGAAATGGAGCGATAGCATTCTTTGCCGATGTAGAACAGACGTTTGATCATGACTGGGCAACACTGTTTGGACTTAATTGCAGCAATAAGGATAATTTTAGACTCGGACATCCTCGTACTATAGAAGAATTTTTCGATAGCTATCTGAAAGATATCATAGAATTGAAAGATGATCGCCAGAGGGTAGTGGTTGTTGACAGTTTATCTGCCATGCCTGCTAATGCCGAAATAGAAGGAGAATTGGAAAAGGGTTCATTTGGTACAATGCGTGCTAAGCAAATGTCTATAGCATTAAGAAAATATATAAGACCACTGAGTGACACCAAGACTTCGGTTATCTTTATAGATCAATCTAGAATGAATATCGGTCTTGCATATGGTCCTAAAGAAACATATTCAGGCGGCATGGCGCTTAAATTTTATGCCTCTACTAGAATACATCTTAAGCATGGTACGAAAGAAAAGAATAAAAAAGACGTCGAAATTGGAACGTGGATAAACTTCTTGGTTGATAAGAGTAAAGTAAGCGCTCCGCATCGTGGCAGCGAATTCTGCATTCTTTATGATTATGGAATAGACAATATACACTCCAATCTATTATTCTTGCAAGAAGCGCAAAAAGAAGATCGCACAGTTTCGTTTAACGGAACTAGCGGATTTATGTCCAAAATGATAAAATATGTAGAAGAGAATAATCTAGAAGAAAAGCTCGACGCTGAAGTAGAAAAAGCTTGGTTGGAACTGTATAAAGCAGATGATACTAGAAAACAAAGGGTTTGGAAGTGATTCGCAATATAGTACTCGAAAATTTTCAATCGCATAAAGATACAACACTTAAATTCTCACCTAAAATAACTGTCATAACAGGAAGCAGCAATTCAGGAAAAACTGCGGTATTGCGAGCGTTAAATTGGGTAGTAAATAATAGACCTCTAGGTGACAGTTTTATAAGACGCGGAACTTCTAATGCCGAAGTTTCTATAGAAGTATCAAACGGAGAAGACGGCGCAATAATAGCCCGCAAACGAGACAAAAAAGAAAACTGCTATACTGTAACAACCGGTGATACTGGATTTAAATTTGAAGCTCTTAAAAGTGATATTCCAAAAGAGATAACGGATCTCATTAATTTTTCTGATATTAATATTCAAAAACAATTATCGCCATACTTCTTGGTGTTAGAATCTCCTGGACATGTTGCACAGTACATACGAAATGTATCTAAACTTGAAAACATAGATATATTAGTATCATCAGCATCAAGTCATATCAAAATATTTAAGGGCAAATTAGACGAGTCGTTCGAGTCGCTAAATAATTTTCGTATATTATTGGCAGAGGCTGAAAAGATAAACATACAAGTGTTTGAAATAATGCTAACAGCATATAAGAAATTTGTTACTGCGCAGGATAAACTAACAGACGATATTAAACAGCTCACCAATATAATTTGCTCGTTGGATGATACGGCACGAAAATTAAAAGCTATACCAGACAATGTGGCATTTTTAATAACATCCTGTGAATCTACATGCGAAGTATTAAATACAATACAAACAAGAAAATCTCAGCTTGCTACATTAGTACGACAGATAGCCGATATCGAAGCGCAGTATGAAAAAATACCGCAAGATATTGATACATTATATAAGACGTGCGAAAATACTATTACGCAATATGAACAGATATATTCCAAGAAATTGGCGCTTGCGTCAGCCATAAAAAATATAACAGATGCACATAATAATATAGAAACTTACAATATACAATATGTCACAGTAGAAGATGAAATACAACGCATAAAAACGCAGCTAGTACAATGTCCTACTTGCGGTCAAAACTTGACACCAGAAGCGAGAGATAGGATGTTAGAATAATATGAAACTGCTTATACTCGGTGACGGACACATTACTAATACAAATCCTGTTGGTAGAACCGACAACTATTTTTCTACCGTGAAGGATAAGTTAGCTAATGTTGCTGAAATATACCACCATGAAGGCTGTGATGCATTAATTGAAACAGGAGATCTTGTTGATTCTCCACATGTAAGTTATGAAGTAATTTCGCTACTCATAGATATCGTAAGAAATCATGGATTGAAAGTCTTCGGTGTTGTTGGTCAGCATGATATTTTTGGACATTCACTAAACACCATCAAGCGCAGTCCAATGAGTGTGCTGCAGTCGTCGAATACTGTGACATTATTGGGTGCTGAAGGTACCCAGATATATATGCAAATAAGAGCGTACGGAGCATCATTCGGAGAACCTATTCCAGTTCCCACTGGTTCTGATTCTTTTAGCATATTAGTTATTCATAAAATGATAGGTGATAGACAACTTTATCCAGGTCAGGAATTAGAAGAGCCTAGAGCGTTCTTACGACAGAATGCTGCATATGATTTAATTATATGTGGAGATTATCACTATAGATTTATAGATTCAATTGGTGGAAGATTTATAGTAAATCCTGGTGCTATGTTGCGAAAGACTCGTTCAGAATGGGATTTAAAACATGAACCTGCCGTTATTATATTCGACACCATCACACGAACATGCAAAACAGTGTTATTGAATTTCAAACCTGTTGAAACGGTATTTGATTTAACAGAAACAAAAAAGCATGACAATGAAGCCTTAATGCGATTTGTGGCTGCGTTAAAAGCCAATACAAATGTGCAGATAGATTGGAAAGAAGTACTACTAAAAGTAGCAACAGAAAGACATGCTTCGGATGCTGTAAAATTAGCTATAGACCATTGTATGGAAGAAACGCAATTAGAAAAGTCTTTGCCTAAAGTAGGAGAAATATCGTGGACCTAGTACAGGAATTAAAGCGGAAAAAAATAACACTGACAGACTTACAAACAAAAAAAAGCAGATTTGAAGGTCAATATGATCAGCTGCTGAAAGATTTGCAAACGAAGTTTGGAGTAACATCCTTAGAAGAAGCTAAGGATATGCTAATAAAGCTTGATGCAGAATCAGCCGCGGTATCGTCAGAAGCAGAACTTCTTATTTCAAAATTGGATGCTATTTTAAATGCAAACTGACATTAAGAAATACGAAGATTTCCTATATACAAATAAATTGAAACGAGAATTGCTGTCGAAAAATATAGCAACAGCAGAAGCTAATACTGTTGTATATAGCGAAAAGGCTGCTAATTTTATCGAGGCTCGCGACATATTTTCCATAGTAGGAACACTTGTACAGCAAGAAACAAAATCAGTAATACAAGACTTGGTAACATTGGCACTATCATCTGTGTTTGGTCCTGAATATGCTTTCGAATTAGAAGATAAGATTTCTAGAAACAAACCTGAAACCTATATGCATATCGTTATCAATGGCGAAAAATATAGCATGGAAGACGATTTAGGTGGTGGAATAGTAGATGTAACATCTTTCGCACTGCGTGTTGTTTTATGGGCCTTAACAACTCCCAGGACTGCCGCCACGATCATCCTTGATGAGCCAGGTAAGTTCATCTCAAAAGATAAGCTATCTTTATTCGGTACTATGATTCAGACCCTGGCGGACATGTTGGAAATACAATTCATAATAGTGACGCATGAAGATCAGTTAGTAGAAACTACAGAGATTGGATACATAGTAAAACAAACGGATGGCATAAGCGCGGTGGAATCTATATACAAATGACAAGCAAACCAAAACAATTAGAAATATCAAAATGGATGCTGCTTAGATGCTACTACGATATGATGGGTTTGTATTGTATCGAATTTGAGAGTCCTGATAGATTTTCAGCTGAGTATAGAGAACATCCAGAAGATGTTAGTCACCTAATTGGCATTCCTATTTATTGTAAAACAGATGAAGGCGAAAGCAGATGTGGTGTGCGTGTAATATTAGAAGGCGATAAAGAAATACTAGAAACAGTTCTGAGGTTAATAAAGAATAATGCAAAACATAAAAAAGTGTTTAGGAATAGACCTAAGCATAAATAGTCCTGGTTTGGTGGCGTTAGATTTAGAATCTGGCGCTATTATAAAGTGGGGCTACTTGACAGCACTAAAGAAATTCATGCTTGAAACTTCAAATACCTCTATACATGTATGCGAATATAGAGACATGAAAAAATCAAAGGATGAAGAAACTAGTCCAGATCTATTTTCCATCAAGAAGAAAGCATTTCTAGTAGATTTTGTAGGAAAAGTAATAGATTCGCTATTATTTCATGCTCCATTAGTACCTGCTAAAATACAAGAGCAAGATGATCTGATAATAAAATATTTAGGCGGAAAACCAAACGAATATTTAGCGGTAGCAATGGAAGGTTACGCATATGGAGCATCGAATTCAAGCTGCGTATTCGATTTGGCAGAAATAGGTGGATATATAAAACTACAATTATGGAAACGCGGTATTCCGCTAAGAATGTATGATCCATTAAGCGTGAAACTGTGGGCCACAAATCATGGTCATGCTAAAAAGTTTGAAATGGTAAACGCAGCAAGAGAACTGGGATTTGATATACCCGAAGATTTATTCGCATCAGGTTCAAAGATGAAAGTTCCAATGTATGATGGAGAAACATTAAGAGAAAAGGATTTAACAGGACCTGGTACAGATGTTGCAGATGCCTTTCATATAGCATCAATGCTGCGTACAGAAATACTAGTACGAAATGGAGTAATTAAATTAGAAGATCTTACAGAAAAACAGCGGCGCGTATTTTTACGCACAACTACACATAGTCCAATAAATTTGCTGGCGCAGAATTTTATAATCAATGAGGAAACTACAAAATGCTAATACTTACTAGAAATGCCGGTGAATCTATAGATTTTAAATCTAATGTAAAAGAACTAAAATTATACGTATCTACAATAGCAAATAGAAAAGCAAAACTAGAGATAGTAAATGAAATTAACTTTCTATTTTCTGTTATCGGTGGAAAAGATACCACTATATTTTTAGGCGGTATAGGAGATGTTAAAATAGTCATCATCAATGTTACTAATAATTCAGTGTGTTTAGGAATTGAAGCACCTAAGAATGTTAATATAAAAAGAACAGAAATCATCAATAAAAGGTAAACTAATGTTTAAACAACCAGATAATCTCACTCCATTCCATGATCCTAGTACAAAAGAGCTTATATGGAAATATAGACCGCTGAATGATTTTGCTTTTATATTTCCAATACTTAAAGAGACCATCAAGAAAAAATCAATAATAGAAATACCTGAACATTTAAAAAAATCAGTGTTGAGTGACTATGGCATAGTCTTAGCAATAGGTCCTGGTTGGTATGATAAAAGAAACAAATTTCATTCTACAGATATGATAAAACCAGGTATGAAGGTGCTGTATGATAAGACAGTTCCTTGGGATATAAAAATTAAAGGTCTAGATGGAACAACATACAGAATCATGATGTGCACGTACAAAGACATAAAAGGAATAGTCGATTGATGAATATAGAAAAATTCAAAACAGAAGAAAAAGTCAGGTTAGCATTACTGCATCATAGAGGAGACGTAACAAAAGTAGCAGCAGAATTATCGATGGATTTGGCATACGTAAAAAAATGCGCCACCAAATTCGCTACAAGACAAAAGCGCGATATTGATAGATTAGTTGCCAATGATATTATGATGCATGTGCTTCTTAACGTGGATCAGCGCTATAGATACATAAAAGATAGTTTGGATAGTTTACGCGCAAAAGAATCATCAGAAGTATCTGGCTGCTGCGGATATGTGATGTATACCAAAGACGATAAACTAACTTGCGGCAAATGTAATGAAGCAGTAAAGACAACGAAAGTATTAACCCATACTGGTATTCATGCTATAATGCTTGACTACTTACGCGAATTAAGGGATGATGATAGGATAATAGTAGATTTCGCAGATAAGATGGGATTTACAAATAAAATCGCACCAGTTCCTGGGACTATTATAAAGAATGATATAATGGTTATCGGAGATTCTCCTGAGGGTAGGGCGATAATAGGTAAGGCTACTGGCATGATGCCGATGGAAAGAGAAAAACTTAGAAAAGATTTAGAGCGACACATTATTTCGGCGGATGTCATAGATACGAAAAATGAAGAAAAACCCTCAACATAAGATTAATACATATCTAGATTCATTATATAAATTGGATTATAAAGAACGTCCAGTTTCTGTAGAAACATTCATATGCGATAGAGAATTTCTTGGAAATGTTACTGACTGCGGAAAATCTGTATATCCCGTTTGGATAAAAATGCTGCAAAACATTTTCGATGAACCTAGCAAATATCTTATAGTACTTACAGGATCAATAAGAACAGGCAAAACAAAAACCGCCATAAAAGGTTTGTTATACTTAACGCATAGGATATTATGCCTGCGCGATCCATGGAAATTCTTCAACTTAGAAGCAGGCGGAAAATTAGCCTTAATGTTTTTCAGTCTTACGAAATCATTAGGAGCAAGCAAGGGTTTTAATCTATTCAATAGCTATATGATGGAATCTCCTTGGTTTACTAGTCGTGGTATTATACATAAAAGCGCACAATCTCCGTGGCTAGAATTTCCTTTGATAGATTATAAAATAGGATCTCCTTACGTTAAAGGATTCGGAGGTCTTGGTGAGGATATCATCGGAGGAATGATGGATGAAATAGATTCACCAAATGAATCTGTCGGTCATAAACAAAGAATTATTCAGGCATATGATGCGGCTGTTAGACGGCATATGAGCAATTTCGTTTTGAACGGTGAATCTTTTGGTAAATTTTTCTTGGTATCATCAAAGCAGGAAGAGCTTTCATTTTTAAATACCTTCGTTGAAAGTAAGAAAAACGATCCGGCGGTATTTGTATTTGACGAGCCTATTTGGAAAGTTAGACCTAGAACAAATTATTGCGGTACCATGTTTGAAATAAATGTAGGCGATGTTTATAGAGCACCAAAAATAATAAAAACAACAGAAGATAAGGCTGACGCAGTAAAAGAAAATTTTCAGATAGTGGAAATACCAATAGAATATAGAACAGACTTTGAAAATGATATAGTAGGAGCACTGAGAGATCTGGCAGGTATTTCTGTTCATGGATCTAGAAAATCAAAGCTATTTACATCAGAACGGCTGCTTCTTGATTGCTACGATGATACAAAAATAGATCCCATTTCTCAGCCTATTATAGTATTAGGATTGAAAAGCGATTTAGACCTAATGCAATTTATAAATCTATCTCGCCTTAGAATACCCAAGAACGTTCCAAGATTTTTGCATTATGATATATCATATTCAGGGGATGGTGACGCGTTATCCCTAGCTTCGTCAGCTATAAAAGGATGGACTAAGTCTAATGTAATGAAGGAAGACGGTACGTTTGAAACCAGAAGTGTCCCCATAATAGAAACTGATTTCGCCATAAGATGCACAGCAAAACCTGGAGATCAGGTACCACTGTTTGCCATTAGGAAGTTCATCTTAGATTTAAGAACTGCTGGATTAAGAATATTCAACCTAACTGCGGATTTAAGATTATTGAGTACTGATACTATTCAGGTATTATCTAGATCTGGTATTAATTGTGATTATTTATCTGTAGATAAATCCGTAGATCCATATCTAGAATTTAGAAATCTAGTAAATGAAAAACGCTGGGTATGTCACAAGCAGGCTACACTGCATTTCGAACTGGTAAATTTGGAATATAACAGAGATCTTAATAAGATAGATCATCCGGATAAAGTGAAGGACGTTGAAATATTACAGTCTGGAGAAGTGCGCGATATAGTAGTATTGGGTTCGAAAGACGTATCCGATGCGGTGGTAGGCTCTGTATTCGGAGCCTTGACATCCAACAAGATTCCGATGGATGTAGAAAAAATGCGTGAGTTTTTTAGTAAAACATCTAAAAAAGCAGAAGTACGCGAAGATATCGCAAGGACGTTTACGGATAGAGTTCTTCCAAAAGACTCTACCATATTAGATAAAAACAAAGCTATGTCTGATCTGTTTAAAAAGCTGAGGTAATTATGGCAAAATGTAGTCACTGCGGAGAAACTAAGGCAGCAAAATTCAATAAGAACTGTAAATACACCTGTAAAGTATGCCACAAGATACAGGGATTTGACAACTATGTTAAGAATAAAAAGCTGCATTTAGATTTTCTAATAGCAGAAGTGCGGTCTAATGATACAATAGCTCGTAGAGCTATTAATGATAAGCTACAACGAAAAATAGAAAGAATACAGCGGAGTTTAGCTCTCAATGGAGTATAAACATAGTACCGCAGTAATATCATACCTGCTTCTAGCAATTATCGGTGCGATATGTTTTACATTGCTATTTCTTTTAGGTGATTACATTGCTATTTCTTTTAGGTGATTACATAACTAGTTTGCAACTATTAAATACACAAAAAGGAACGTCTCATGGAAGAGCGCCAAAAAGCATTACGACCATTAGTAACAAAATTTCAAGAAACAAAGGATGCTGCCATTTTTAATGGTATTTTGGCTAGAGTAGACAATCTCATACTGTA